GAAGGCTGAAGCTTTACCGTCCTGCCGACCTTATTGGTTCCCTTCCTGCCGTTTACATCATCCGATTCATATACCGTGTATTCGTAATACAACTTTCCGTTGTCATCACGATCCACCTTCATCCGATCAGGCATCAGGGGATATAGTGCCACCACCTCACCCTTACCGTTCCTGATGATCTGAGCGAATGCGTTACCCCACAGGAGCAGGTGCGTCATCAGGGTCTCCCGGAATATGAAACTTGTCATCTCCGGATTCGGCTCATCGTGGAGCAAAAAATAAAGCGGATGTTCCACCGCCTTCTCTTTACCGCCATCATCGGTATATCTGTAAAACTGTAATGGTAAGCTTGCCACCGCTTCTGAAAGAATCCTCACACAGCAGTAAACCGCCGTCATCTGCATTGCAGACCGTTCTGTAACATATTTTCCGGAAGCAGTACCTCCAAGGAAAAAGCTGTACGAACTACCTGCCGTACTGTCTGTGGGCTTATCCCTGCTTCTAAATATTCCGCTCAGTATTCCCATTATCCCACGCTCCTATTCCCTGATTGATACCCTCGCAGATAACAACCAGTCCAATAAACATAATTATCAGCATCAATTTATCCTCTACAGAATGAGCAATCCGCGGCTCTCATAAACACTTTCCTGCGGTTCCGCCTGGTTACGGATGCACCGGTCAAGTGCCATGATAGAAGCCACGATACCGTCAATCTTCTCTTTTGACTTTGCCTTTGTCACCTTGATATTTCCGGCAGCGTCGGTATCGATCACAACATTCCCTGCCATCCAGCGAAGTACCGGATGACCGCCGTGTATGATCTGTCCTTCCATAAGAAGTCTGTAAAAATCCTTAGTCGGACCAGACATTGAAGCAAAGCCCTGTCCGAATGGAACCATCGTAAATCCGTCACCTTCAAGGTTCTGGATCATCTGAGTAGCGTTCCAACGGTCTACAGCAATTTCAAGTATGTGATACTTCTCTGCTAGTCCATTTATGAACTCTTCGATGAAGTCATAGTGGATCACGTTGCCCTCGGTAGCCATGAGATATCCTTGCTTTTCCCACACATTATAAGGAACCGAAGCAGCCTTCACTCTCTGCGGTATTGTCTCTTCCGGCACCCAGAAGAACGGAAGCAAGATATACTTCTCATCCGTATCTCTTGGCGGAAATATCAGTACCAAGGCTGTAATATCCCCCGTACTGGAAAGATCAAGTCCTGCATAACAGTCTCTTCCTTCCAAGGCAGCCATATCAATCTCTTCAGCGCCTTTCATGAATATCGCATCCGGTATCCATGCAACCGTACTTGAAACCCACATATTCAGTCTCAGCCATTTGAAGGTCACCTCATCAGCGGGATTCTGCTTTGCCTCCCGGTATGCATCTCTTAACCTTTCGATATCAACCGTGTATCCCAACGAAGGATTGACCTTATACCAGTTCTTTTCATCCTCCCAGTCCTCATCGTCCTTCAGTCCGTAGACCACAGGATAAAAAGTCGGATCCACACGCCTGCCTTCCAGAATATCCAAAGCCTTTGTATGAAGCTCATACGCAATGGAATGTCTGTCAGTGCCTGCCGTTGTGATAATAAAATGAAGCGGATTCTGACGGGCATCGGAACTACCCTTTGTCAGAACATCATATAATTGCCTGTTCGGCTGGGTATGAATTTCGTCAAATACCAAACCGCTGACTGAAAAACCGTGCTTACCCCCGACCTCTGCACTGAGCACCTGATAATATCCGGCGTTTCCGTAATTCACTATTCTCTTTGTCGCTGTCATCAGCTTGGATCTCTTTAAGAGTGCCGGTGACATCTCAACCATCTGCCTTGCTACATCAAATACAATGGAAGCCTGCTGCCGGTCAGCAGCTGCACCATATACTTCCGCAGAAGGTTCATTATCCGCATATAAAAGATAAAGAGCGACTGCCGCAGCTAATTCGCTCTTTCCAACCTTCTTACATATTTCCACAAATGCTGTTCTGAACTGCCTGTTACCATCCGGCTTAACGATCCCGAAGATATCCCGGATCAGCTGCTCCTGCCAGGGCAACAGCCAGAACCTTGTCCCAGCCCATTTACCTTTTGTATGGCACAGGTTTTCAATGAACTTCACCGCCCGGTCTGCCTTTGCCTTATCATAATGGGATGTCTCCAGCATAAACTTCGACGGCTTATAATTCTTCAGCTTCGGATAACCCTTCGGCCTTGTTTCCTTCGCCATCCGAAATCACCCCTCTCAAAACTTTCTGTCCTCATCATTTCTCCCCGGCACCATGTCCTGTCGCATCTTTTAATCCGATCCTCCCAGGATCTCCTCCATCTCATCGATGTCTTCCTTCTTTAGTCCTGAACCTGCCATGATCCTCGATCTGGCTGAAGGCGTAAGTCCAAACTCGGATGCCGCCTGCAGCATCAACTTCTGGTTCGTATTTGCGATCCCCACCCATGGAGTCTGCTGCTGGTATCCTTTCTCGGTCTCAAAAGTCGATCCCTCTTCATCGATATGCTGCTGAGCTTCTTTCCATCGGGCATAGCTCTGGCAGTAAGCCGCAAATGCTGCCATATCGATCTCCGTCAGCACACCCATCTCCGAAAGTTTCTGACAGAGCCGCTTCCACTCTTCCTTAGCCTCCGGGAGCAACCATTTCGGACATTCGGGCATTCCTTTTTCTGGCATCGGCTCCTTCGTATTCAGTTTTCTTTTTCCTGGATTGCCCTCCAGCTTCTTCAGAGCTGTCGGCTTCGGCTTTCTTCCCGCCATCGGAATCCCTCCCTTCTTCAAATTTCTGTATCAAAAAAGGACCTCCGAAGAGATCCATTTTCTCAAAAAGCACCTATCTAAATTTTCTACTTTCCTTTATTTTCGGGTTTCATCGTGATTTTAGATACCACGATTTTGCCTTTTTTTGCCTTATCTAAATCTATAGCACCTTCTATGCCATTTACTTCTTCCAAAATTTAAAAACGGATTTAACGTAGATAATTTTCAATTTGACCACATAATGCGCCTGATTTCAAATTTAACAACGGATTTTCCGTTTTTAATTTCTTCGAGTAAAACCCTACATCAGGATTCTCCTGACCTCCTGTTCGAGTATCTCAGCGGATCTGCACTTTTCTGTAACCGCATTCCAGCATTCCGCAACTTTCCCTGAAAATTGCTGATATGTACTTGTGCTCTTTTTGTTGCCTCTAACCCGGATTCCGTGATAATACTTTCCCTTCGCTATGATCCTGTCCCAGGGGTCTGCGAACATTTCAACATCATCCAGCTCATCATACGCCGCCACAACCCATGCATCTGTACTATCGCAGGGGATTGTAATGGCGATATTAGTCATATCCTCATTTTCAAGCTCTGATTCTAATACCTGCTTCCCATGGCTCATCATTGCATCAATCCCTTTTTCGTGGCTCATGCAGGGAATCTCCACAGGGCATGTTTTGTCAGCTGTTTTCTCACAATACAAAGGGAAGACCTTGCCCTTGTCATCACAAATAGTTGTCTCACATAGACAATGAACTTCTTTTTCCTTCCGAACCACATCGCCATCCATCTGGATCACGATTGCATCAATGCTCGGTTGTACCTCCTGCATAAGCATCCCGATTGATTCCGTTTCTTTACACCATCTCCAGACGCCTTTCCAACCGTTTCCATAACGGCCAAGCATATCCGGTTCCGGTTGCAGCGAGAGATACCTGTTTTCTTCTCCTGTGATCTTATCAATAACTGCCTTCAGGACCAGATAATCCGTCGGTCCCTCCGAAACGATTCCTATCACTTTTTTCATAACAGCTCCGGGACACCTCCCAACACTCCGTTGATCCAAAGTCTCGACAGCGGCTGATTCATCTTCAACAGTTTTTCAGAGACTTGTACACGCCGTACTTCCACATGTCCCTGCTTGTTCCTGTCAGTCGTAAACAGCCTAATATCATCGTTGGAAAGATCCAAGCCATCAAGCACTAACGGATTATGGGTAGTCATGAATACTGTCTTATTTTCTTCAATAATCTTTCTACTGAAAACTTCTGCAACCTTTCTCGCTAACCTCGGATTCATTGCATGATCAAAACTGTCTATGGCAAACATCTTAGGAGCTTTTTCATGCATTGCGAGCGCCAGCATAAAAAGAACATACAGAGCACCCTCGCTGGCATCATATCCTGTAAAAGATGCTGTATCCTTCAAATACTTGTCTCTGAACTCAATGATCTCCTGTGTGGTAGGTACACCCGGATTCAGGATCGTCTTTTTCGGCTTACTTACTTTGAAATCCGATGCCCAATCGATTAATTCAAGCATATCTTCCATAAACATCGAGCCAAACATGGCATCCTCTCCCTCTTCGTGAAGAAGATCCTGAATTGCCTCCGCAAGACGTCCTCCATTCAGTCCGATCGGATTTGTCTGAACCGGATCTGCAACCGTACCTCTGAGTGTCAAAGTATCCGGCTGATATATTCCATAATCTCCAATATATTTTGCCGCAGTGGCATACTCATTTGCAGACAAAGCTTCCGATATCGTAAAGTAACCAATCTTGTTATTTAACTGCGCGCTGCTCCTGTTGCTTCTTCCATAAACAGAGGTCCCATCACATGTCACGCTTTCCGCAAAGTATTTCCATGAATCGTCATCTCCCGGAACGGTCATATGATTCATGTATTCGTAATCATGTCCTGCCAGCTCCCATCCTACCGAAAAGTCAACCGTCTTCGATTCTTTCTCAATTGACAGGAACTTGGATTTGTACAGTGCGGATGTGCTAAGTCTAACGCCCTTCCGCTGAAGGCTGACTGTATTTACTCTGTCGGTCATTGCCGCGCTGAGCACACCTATCGCTTCCAGAACGGAAGACTTGCCTGAACCATTGGCTCCTATGAATACATTTACACGCCCAGGCTCAAACGAGACATCATATAAAGACTTAAAATTCTGGATCGTAATCCTCTTCAGCTTCATATCACTCACTGTGTGGTCACTCCCTTCGAGAAAAATGGTCTATCTAAATTCAAGTTAAGTATACCACTTTCCTGCAAATTGTCCACATCTAAATTTTGGAATTTCAAGTATTTACAAGCCTTTCTCCGTTTTTAGATGTGCCAAAAATCGCTATTTTTGCCTTATCTAAATTTCTGTTAGATATCAAACGTTTCGACACATTTCGATTTTTGTAATGTTCTATATACCCCCGTCTTCTATTTCGCGATTTTGCACGCGAGCCCCACCCGCCGTTCTATAGGAGCCGGGTCTGTAGAGATTTCGACTCCCCCCCTGGGGTATGTGCGTCACCCACGCCCTCCCCAGTAATCGCCACGCTTAGCGTGTATCTGTGAGTGACACGACTTGCACAGCGCGATCAGATTGCTCCGATCGTGAGTGCCACCTTCACTCAATGGTTTCTTATGATGGATCTCTTCTGTCGGCACGATGATTCCACGGTCAAAACACAGCTCACAGAAGGGATGCTCCGCAGCATACTTGTCACGGATCCTCTTCCACGCACGACCATATCTTTTCTTCGTGGCTTTATCCCTGCCATACTTTTCATAGTTACTGTTGACCTGCTTCTGATGCTCTGGGCAGAACCGTCCATCTGTAAGATTCGGACAGCCCGGATAACTGCACGGTCGTTTCGGTTTCATTGGCATTGCATCACCACCCATAACAAAGGCTCCGAAGGATTTCTCCCTCAGAGCCTCTTTCATTTTACCTTTCGCCATTATAACAATATCACATAGGCGAACTGTAATTTACTGTAATCTACTGTAAAGTTTTCGGGATCTGTATCTCATCCAGCGCCTTCCTGTGCAGATGATATACATTGTCGATCCCGTACCCCAGCTCGATCGCTATCTCTTCCCAGCGCATATAGGCAAGGTACCTCAGATCCAGTATCGTCTGAAGCTCCGGCTCTTCCACCGCCCGGATCCTTCTGATGATATCCTGCTTCAGGTTCACAAGCTGATCCATGTCCTTCTTGATCTCTTCCTCCAGGCTCATGATCTTTATCACGGTATCCTCCACCTTGGAATGTCCTTTGTTCGGATTCCTCGGCATATCCGAATAGGTGACCGTCGCCTTGGTAGCCAGGTCGTGTAATTCATCAATCTGCTTCAATCTGCTCTCTATCCGTTGGTTCAGCCCGAAAGCCTGCGACAGATATTTCTTAGCCGCCTGCTGATGTCTGTTCATCATGATCCACCTCCGATTTGTTTTTATTCCGCCCTCGGATTGCCGATGATTGTCTTATTTCTTCCTGAAGCCTCTTTATCAGATACTCCCCGTCCACACTTGTCAGTACGCCAAACCACCCTGACCGGAAAAATCTCTCGATGCTCAAAGCTTCATCTATCGCGTCCTTATTCCTCGGATTTGCTTTTATCTTCTTCAGAGTCACCCTGTAATCGGTCACCGCCTGCAATATGATCGTATTCGCCAATCGTTCATACGGATCCTCCGCCAGATTCTTATTTCCTGCCATCGGCACCTACCTCCGCCTTCACCGCATCGATCAGCTGCTTCTGTGTCATTTTCTTCCCCTGCAGCGCATTCAGGATATGCTCATCGATCGTTCCTGCCGTAAGGATATGGATATTGGAAACCGTCCCGGATGTCTGACCCTGCCTCCACAATCTGGCTATCGTCTGCTGGTACAGCTCAAGGCTCCAGGTAAGTCCAAACCACACAAGGATATTGCCGCCGCTCTGAAGATTCAACCCGTGACCTGCGGATGCCGGATGGATAAGCCCAACTTCAAAACCGCCTCTGTTCCATTCCGCTATATTTGCATCCGTATTGATTCTGCCGTAGTGGTATCCCAACGCATCAAGCCTTGCCGTGATCCTGTCCAGATCATGCCTGAACCAATAAGCCACAAGCACCGGCTGGCCGTTCGCCGCCTCGATGATATCCTCCAGGGCATCCAGCTTCCTGTCATGGATGTAACAGATGTTGCCGTCATCCTGATAGATCGCACCATTAGCCATCTGAGCCAGCTTCCCGGAAAGAACAGCCGCATTCGCCGCCGTGATCTCACCCTTCGGGAGATTGATGACCAGCTGCTCTGCCATGACCCTGTACAGATAGTCTTCATCCTCATTCATAGCCACAAAATGTTTGGAGTTCACCAGCGAAGGCATATTCAGATGATCCTTTGCCTCCATCGAGATCGTGATATCGGAGATCCTGTCAAATATCTCTTCCTTCGCTCCCGGCCTCAGGTCATAGCTGTAAACGATCTGTCCGTTTGTGGCTCCCGGCGTGAAGAAATTCGTCCGGTACTGTCCGATCAGCCGTCCAAGCCTCTTTCCCATATCCAGGCATTTGTATTCCGCAAAAAGATCCATCAGCCCGTTGCTGGTAGGCGTACCGGTCAGTCCCACCACTCTCTTTATCCTCGGACGCACCTTCATGAACGCCTTGAACCTCTTTGACTGCCAGTTCTTAAAGGATGAAAGCTCATCCAGCACCACCATGTCGTATTCAAAATATGTTCCGCTCTTGTCGATAAGCCACTGCAGGTTTTCACGGTTGATCACATAAATATCCGCTTCCGCATTCAATGCCGCTATCCTTTCAGCCGCCGTACCGATCGCCACGCTGATCTTCAGGTTATGCAGATGCTCCCAATGCTCCACTTCCTGCTTCCATACGCTGCCGACCCTCAACGGACACACCACCAGCACCTTCATCACTTCAAAATCGTCATACATCAAGTCACCTATCGCAGTCAGCGTCGTTACGGTCTTTCCGAGTCCGCACGATAATAAAAGCGCCGCGATCGGATTCTTTTTTATGAAATCCACGCTGTAAACCTGATATCCATGAAGATCCTCTCTTTTCAAAAGTTCCATATCTGCCTAACTCCCTTCTATCTCATCCAGCAGAGCCGGTATCGCATCCACGGCATCCAGCACATACACACAAAAGCCCAGTTTCTCAAACAGCCTGTGCCTTGATACCTGCAGCGGCCTCGGCTTTTCGCCCGGAGCCTTGACCTCCACCATCCCGAAATGCCTGCCCGGCAGTAAGACCAGACGGTCGGGCACCCCGTCAAATCCGGGGGACACCCACTTCGGACATATCCCGCCACGCTTTTTAACCGCTGCGACCAGCTTCCGCTCTACCTCTTTTTCTCTCATTTCCGACCTCCGAAAAGCCGCTGGTGTAAGTCGGTGAACCTCAAAATGTAACTTTATATAGAGCAGATTTTTTTACGCCTATGGAACTTTACTATATGAGGTACACCGACCTGCACTTTGGCTTAAGATCAATACTTTACAGGAAGTCCGAACCATCCTTTAAGACAAGTCCGTACACGATAGACCCGTCCTTGGTACGTTTCCTCACAAAACCCGCATTTTCCAGCGCCGCATAAAAATCCGACGTGCTCCTGGCATATTCCGCATTGCTCGCGCAATAAGAACGGTACGCCTGATACAGCTTCCCGGACTTCTCCGACTTATCGCCGCCCAGATCACAGCAGTCATTAAGGAACTGCCCCATCCAGTTGTTATCCTCGCGGTATTTATTGATGGCTTCCTGTACCACCTTCGGAAGCGGCGTTTTGAAATCAGCGGCGATCGCCTTACCGGCACCCTCGATGATCCACTTCATGACATAACCGCCAGCATGGTCATAGAGATAATCCGCATAATTCTTGATGTCGTTATCACCCTCGATCTTCGCATTGAAGGGAATGACCACCAGCCTCCGCCAGATACCGTCATCATTGGCTCCCACCTTCGGCAGATGATTCGTATAAAGCACCAGCGTATGTGACGGCACAAAATGGAACGGTGCCTTGTACTTCTTCTCCGCCTGGATCTCATCCGTAGAACAGAGCTGCTTTACAACAGAAGTGTTCAGCCTCATGCCTTCCTGCATCTCCGAAGAAATGACCAGCCTGCGGCCTTTCAGTTCTGCCAGCTCCGGCATGATGTTCCTCTTGCATTTCATGGTCAGCGATTCCGCCGAAAGCTTCCCGGCATAAGTCCCCATCACCCTGAAGATTGTATTCCAGAAGGTAGACTTACCATTGGCACCGCCGCCGTAAGCAATGATCATATGCTCCTGATAGACCTTCCCGATCGCAGCCATACCGACCACCATCTGCACATAATCGATCAGTTCCTGATCATTACAGAAAAACAGCTTCAGACACTCATCCCACAGCTCCTTCCCCTTATCATCCGGGGCACAGCTTGTCACCTTGGTGATCAGGTCATGCGGATCATGATCTCTTGCACCGGTCAGCCCCTGCTTCAGATCAAAAGTCGCGACCGGCGTGTTCAACAGATTCTCATCCTTATCCAGTTCGGAGATATTCACGCCCACCATCGGCTTCGCCGTATTCGCCGTCGCCATCAGATACTTGTAATCCCGTCTCCTGAGCACGAACTTCCGGTAATTGTTCGCACCCACCAGCATGAAATACAGCGGCTTCGTATTCTGGGTAATGACCTTTGCGATTTCCTTTTCGCCTGCTGCCACGATCTCCTTCGGGATCCCTGCCTGAATGAGCGCCTGCTCCACGGAAGCGACCTCATCCTTCGCATCCTTGATCTGCAGATCCATGAACTCTTCCACAGCACCAAGCGCCAGCTGCTCATCTTCGATCCAGCACCGCCCGTCATAACGGATAAAACCAGTCGCGGGATTATACTTCAGCTCTTCCCCGTACTCCCGGACCAGAACCTTCGCTTCATCCATATCCGTGTATTCATCGGGCTTTAAGTACCCGCCGAACTCTTCGTTATACTTATCCGGCGGCACATAATCCGGCTGCTTCACGACCACCTTGTTATAGAACTTCTCCGCGCTGTTCCAGATCGTCTTCAGCTCCCTGTCCGGCAGAGGCGGATCACATTTCTCCGCATGTTCATAAAAAGCTTCCTTCGCCTTGTCCGTATCGCCGTACCTCTTCAGTACCCTGATCGCAAACCGGCTCATGGTATTGTTGCGGCTCCCCTCCAGGATCGGACCAGAACTGCCGCTGCCGGAAGCACCTTCCTCATAAACCGGCTCCACCTCTTCATCCACCGTCATCCAGCCCTCATGCCACACAGGCTCCATCCCGGTATCCGCGCCATAGATGAACCTCGCGGCATCCAGCGCATTCCCGTCGAAGAAATCCCACCTCTTATGGATCCCGACCTTCAGAGCCTTGTACTCATCCGCATCCGTGATCTCCCCGGTCTCGAAATACACATGGAATCTCGGTCTCGCATCGCCGCCGTGCTTGTCCTTCATATGATGCCTGGAAAAAGCGATCGCATAGGAAAGATCCCCACACAGCTCATCCAGCTTCTCCGGCGTGATCCAGTCCTCCGGCTCATCCGAATGATCATTGTCACAATCCATGACCACCACATTCGTCCGGATGAAATTTGCAATGCTGCGGTAATCATCCTTGTACTCACCGCACACATGATCCATCTTGACGGCTTCCTGCAATTCCTGAGCTGACGTGACTTCCACCCTGTTCGGATAGACACAGTTCGTCTGCACCCCGGCAGCATCCGCCGTCTGCAACACTAAACGCATACATCTTCCTCCTTATGAAAAGTAGTAAGGCAGACCATCCGCCTCCTACTGCTCATAGGAGATTTGACCCGCATTTTTCTGACATGAATTAAGAAAAAATCCGACCGTCAGCATCGCTTCCTTTCTATAAGCGCAAAAACTCCCCAAACACATTTCAAAAAAAGTTTCAAAACAACTCAGAAAATCCTGCCCCGAATCTCCTATGAGCATTAGGAAGGCAGGAAAGCCATCCGGAAAGAGAGGTGCTGCAGATGCAGAAAGAATCCACTGAAAGAACCGCCTGCCTCACGGCTGAGGATGAGGATCTCATCGATACCCTCATCGCCATCAGCGTCGTGGCAAAGCGGCTCGCAGGCAAACTGAAAAAAGAAATGGAAGGAGAAAGCCAAGATGAGCAAAATGAGTGAACTGTCCGCAATGATCGACAGCCTGATCAGCTGCGGCGAAACTCTGGCCGAGACCGGCAGAGCCCTAAGAGACTTCTATTCCAATACGGAAACCGAAGCCCCCGCAAAGCCGGAAAAGAAGCCGAAGAAAACAGAGGCCGCTCCGAAAGAAGAACCCGCACAGCCTTCCTACACCAAGGAAGCAGTCAGAGGGATCCTATCAAAAAAGGCTAATGAGGAAGATGGCCGCTTCAAGGCGGATGTCAAAGCGATCGTTCAGAAGTACGGCAACGGAGGCAGCCTTACCGATGTGGACGCAAAAGACTATGCCGAACTCGTAAAAGAAGTGGAAGGACTCGGAAGTGCCTAAGCACGCATACCTGTCCGCCTCCGCAAGTCACAGGTGGCTCGCCTGTCCGCCCAGCGCAAAGCTCTGTGCCGGGATCAACGACAGCGGCAGCCCCTACGCCCAGCAGGGCACCGACGCACACGCCCTCTGTGAATACAAGGTAGAAAAGCTCTTAGGGAGAGATCCAAACGATCCTACAGAGAACCTCACCTACTTCGACAAGGAAATGGAAGACAGTACAGACCAGTACGTCGCCTTCGTCATGGAGCAGGTGGAGGAAGCAAAGAAGCTCTGCCGGGATCCGCTGATCCTCATAGAGGAAAAACTGGACTTCTCCAAGTGGGTACCGGAAGGCTTCGGAACCGGAGACTGTGTGATCATCGCCGATGACGTACTTCACATCATAGATTTCAAATACGGACTCGGAGTCCTGGTGGATGCCGAAGAAAACCCGCAGATGATGTGCTACGCCTTAGGCGCTCTGGACACCTACGAATATCTCTACAGCATCCGTACCGTAAAGCTGACGATCTTCCAGCCCCGGAGAGACAACATCAGCACCTTTGAGCTCAGCAGGGACGACCTGATGAAATGGGCAGAGGAAGTATTAAAACCCACAGCCGCTCTGGCATACAACGGCGAAGGCGATTTTCACGCCGGAGACCATTGCCAGTTCTGCAAAGTAAAGGCAACCTGCCGCAAACGTGCAGAACAGAATATGGAACTCGCAAGATACAATTTCGAGCTTCCGCCCACGCTGGATGATGCAGAAATAGCAGCCATACTACCGCAGCTTGACGATCTGGTCTCATGGGCCGGTGACCTAAGGGAATACGCACTTCAGCAGGCACTCTCAGGCACCG